TACTTTCAGAAGAATTTGACATGAATTTTGACACGGGTTTTGATATGCAACGTTAAATAGCCACTTTATATAGTTTTGAATGTGGGTTCAATTCCCCTCGCCTCCACTAAATCAAAAGGGCGCTATATTTCGGGTTTTGCCGATTTATAGCGCCTTTTCTTTTCGGTATATCGTTTCAATTATGTTTTAACACGTTTCAATTATAAAACGGTGAATAGCGGATTTGACACACCCATTTGACACGGATTTTGACACGGTTTTTGACACGACGTCATTAAAGTGTTATAAATAAAAAGGACGGCCGAAAATTCAAGCCGCCCTTTTTACGTATGTGCATACTCCTGTGCAAATATAGTATATCATAAACCTTGACATTTGTCAAGATAGAAAAAGGGCTGTCCGAAAAGACAGCCGCATTTTTCCGTATACCCTACCATTACACAAAAAGAAGTCCAACACCTGTATTATATCACATAATTTGACATTTGTCAAGGCAAATGAAAGAAGGGCTTTCAAATAAGCCCTTCGTTTTTTAACTTGTATTCAATCAGCTTCACAACGTATTCCGGGGGCGTTCTTGTTTCAAGCTCCCAATCTTGCAAGGTTCTGTACGGAATTTCAAAGTATTCTGCAAAAGCATTTCTTGTCATGCCGCTTGCTGTTCTTAATTCCTTAATTGTCATTGTTCAACATCTCCTTTTCATGTTGGGGGCGTTTCCGCCCCCTGTTTGTTTCATTCTGCTGAGATCATCGGCGCCATACTGTAAGCGCCCCACGGTAAGAAGGTTTCCGCGTCCCTGTACTGTGAATGTTTCTTGCTTATTCTAAAGCGTGCTGTTTCGCCGTGGTTGTCGGTTGCTGTAACCGTTGCAGCCGTCCGGGCTGTTATTGTGTATGTTATTACACATTCATTGTTGCAAATGCTGCGTGTGCTGTATGTTCTTCCGATTTCAAACTTTTTCATACTGTTGAACCTCCATTTGTTTTTGTGTGGGGCGGTTGTCCGCCCCTTTTGTTTACTTTGCGTTGTGGGCTGCTGTTGCTATGAACGCCATTATTATATCATGCTTCTGACTGTCTGTCATGTTGTCCCATTCGGAACCGTAAGCCGTCTTGCAAGCTTCTGTAAGCATTTCAAGCATTTTTTCAAATCCTGTCATTGTTTTTTCCTCCTTTATATTCTTATACCTAACATCATGCAAGCTCTTTTTGCTTCGCAGTAAGCTTTCCATGTTGTTTCGTTCCTGTTCTCTAAAACCTGTTTTTTTGCTTCTTTGTAAGCCTTTAAAGCTTCGTTTTTCTTTTCGTTCATTTCTTTTTCCTCCTTGTTGTGTTCGGGTTTCTGTTCCCTTTCTCTGATTATATTATAACACGCATTGCGTATAATGTCAACAGTTTTCAAGTAAATTTATACGCGTTGCGTGCATTTTGTATGATTGCACAAAATAGCATTTATTATTTGTACGCATTGCACATTATTACACATCGAGCAATTGCAACCAAAATTGCAACTAATTACAACTAATTGCAACTAATACACGCGCGTTATAGCTTTGATTTATCTTTACACACGCGCGTGTTAAAACGTGCGTTAAACGCGCGTTAAATGCCCTTTTTTGCCCTTCTGCGTTATTGGTAGTATACTTATATTTAAAAAAAGAACCCCTTGAAAAAGGGGCTTTTTAAGAAAATATATAATTTTGAAGGGAATTAAGAATTATCAATAAGGGGGTTTCCCCCGTCTGAACGAATGACGGGGGAAAATTGTGTGTCGTTCCTACTATCGCCAGAACAAAAGAACAAAAGAAAGGAGACACCATTATAATACATTATAACGTGCTAAAAGTCAATTTGTATTATATACAAAGATTTTTAGCCTTTTCGGCGTTTTCTGCTTTTTGTTATAGTTTTATTCGTCCTTAACAAAGATTGAACCACTCATACGGTATTTTTGACCGTTAATTGTAACGTTTCCCCAATCCCACGCCGTTAAATTTTCGGTTAAAGCCTGTAATACTTCCGGCGTGTAAAACTCGGACGCATTGGAATAAAAAGGAATCAAAAACGCAGCCTTTGCACTAAGGCTCTTACTTTGTGTAGGGGCGCGCATTTCCGCCGCGCTTAACGCTGTACCCCATTCGGACGTCAATAAATAATATGCGTTGTTGCCTGTTCTATTACCACAATATATTAAAACGTCGTCTTCTGTGTTGGTAACTGCATTTACACCCTTGCAAATTATGTATTTATCACACGAACCGGCGGACAATTCGTCCGTGCTGCTTGTGCTGAATCTCCACGCGCTTATTACTAATACTCTGTTATTGATGTTTTCAAATTTCATCTTTAACTTTTTGTTTCCGCTTGAACTCGGTCCGGCGTATTGCATTGTTGCGTTGTTATACCAACAACACGGCGTTGAATAGTTTACAGAACTGTATGAACCCTTATAAAGTCCAAACGCCACTTTGTTGGTTCCGTCACAAACCAAAAATTTGGTACCGCTTGACATATCAATAACAGATTTCCAGTTCCAAACGTTTGTAATATCCGCTTTGATAGTATCAAAAGCCGCTTCTGAATCATCGTAAGTTTTATCAATTACTATTGTTGACATAAATTAAACCCCCTCTATTAATCCGCTAACAAATGAACCTTCATTTACAACCGTGTCGCCTATATACTGTTTTATCCTTCCGCTTTCGTCGTAAACATAATAACAGGTGTTCACGTCTTTTTCCGAAAGGTCGTCAAAATCAGCTTCCGAAATTCTTTCAAATGTCAAGCCTCCAAGCTGTGTTGTTGTCTGTGTCCGGAAGGTTTCAAGGCTTTCCACTCTATTTTCCAGTGCGTCCACCTTGTTAAAGTATGTTATGATCTGTACAACAATGCTGCTTGCTTCTGCTGTGTTAACGCTCTTTAATACTTCAAATTCAACCGGCGTTCCCACAACGTCAAGCGCCCTTGCTAACTGTATATTATTACCGCTTATGATATAATCGTAATTGTATACAAGCTTTATTCCGTTGATATATACGTACATTATGTCAAGCGTTTCGTTGTATTCCGGAATCTGAATTGGTATAGTGCTTTCAAGGTCTTCCGTTGTTACATAACGGCTGTGATACTGCATTACAATAGTTGTGGTTTTTACTTCGTCTTTGATATCGTCAAACCAAGTATTAAAAGCGTTGGTGAATTGTGCAAAAAGATTTGTTGTGTCGATTTGATCTATTAAGCCGGTGACGTATCCGCACACGTCCGTATTTGGTCTTTCGTCTGTAATATCAGCTTGAACCACAACGGAACTGTTTGCAGATACCTTTATTTGTGCCAAAGATAATTCATAAACACCGCCGGTTCTTGTCAGCTCCGGCGCCGTCGGTGTTGCTGCTGCTGTACCCGTTTTTACTTCGATTGAAATACTTCTGTGTGCGTCGTTTGTGTCAAGGTGCATTACAACCCTGTCTATTCTATCAAAAGTAATGTCCGCCGCGTCGAGCTGCAAAAATACATCACTATCGGATTTAATCCACTTGCAGTTGATAAAGCCCCAACCGGGTGACACTTTGACAACAAGCCCTGTTGTTGCTGTGACTTGCATTGCGTCGGAAGGTGTTCCAAATACTCCGTTGCTAATCAGCTTTAAAAAGTATTCGCTGATTTGGTCGGCGTTGTATGTCCTATCGCCGTTTATACTGTTAAAGAATCCGTATGTTACAGCCATTTTTTATTCGTCCTCCTCGTATTCAATTACCGCCCATTCTGACAGCGTCGGAATCAGTCTATAACCGTTTTCGTCTTCAACTTCTGTTATCTCTGTTATGGTTGCATTGCCGCGTACACCATATTCATTTATTATGCTGACTTTATCGCCCAAATTATAATCAACGCCGTAAGTGTAATTATTATAATTCAGAATATCGCCGCTGAATGATGTTACAACCCTTTGTTGTTCAAGGGCTTCCACGCCGTCAGCTTTCAGCATTTTCCTATATTCGCTTGTTGTTAGTCCGTCGCTGCTGCTGTTGCGTGAATCAATATATATATAGCGTCGGTAAAAGCCTATTATATCGTCACTGTCCGGCATTACCGGAACAAATACACGTTGCGTTCCTTCTCCTTCACCGCCAACAATGCAGCAATTAGCATAATTGGACGTATCTTTTATAAATTCTGTATTACCCAAATTTTCAAATTCGGGGGAAAAAACAACAAATGTATTTTCCGTTTGGTCGTAACTTCTGTCAACGCCCTTATACAGATTTACAGTAAATCCGGCGCCGTTCCACGCAAATTCAATACCATAATTGTAAGTCACACAAAGTTCCTGTACAACGTCAAGTAAGTTTTTACCGGTGAATTGCCGCGTTACTTTGTCGTCCCATTCGTGATCGGTTCCAAGTTGGATCCATTCCACGCCGTCGGGATTGTTTATTATAGGGCTGTAAATAATCCACTTGTTTTTGATTAAATCCCTTATAATATGTTCCGCGGTTGTTGTGTTGGACGAATAGACAGCACGTTGAATAACACGCCAACTTAACAGCCCTTCCGCTGAATGTCCGGAAATGGTTATATAGTCGCCGTTTTCGTCGTCGGTGTTCAATTGAACCTTTTCAACGTACATTCCAACATTGCTATCATCACGAATTATAAATATATCACCTTCCAGAAGGTTCAAAAGCTGTTCGGAAGCTTTTATATATATTTCAAATTCGCCAACAGCATTAAAACGCTTTACCCAAATAACGGAAGTCGCGTTATCTATTACAGCAACCTTTGTAAAAGTGTCATTTTCAAGCCTGTAAAAGTATAATACCATATCACACGCCCCCGAACAATAAAGCAGTTGTAAAATGTATCTTTACGTCGTCTTCCGTTCCGGTTGACAAAGTAAATGTAAATACATTCTGTCCGGGTTCAAGCTTTAACCACGTTGAACCCTGTGTGACATAGTTAAGCAAATTTGAAACAACGCCGGCGCGTTGGAGCTTTACGCCCATTGAACCGCTGTTTGTATCAATAATAATATGGTCATTTGCTTGAAAACTGTAATTAAGTTCAAAATACTTTTGCGTGCTGTTGTTTATGATCTTTAAACCTGTGATAGCTCCATAAACATCTACATCAATAACAGTACCGCAAACCGCGTCCCCTGTGTTGTCAATCGTTGCAATTGGAACTTCCAGAACTTCCGAAAAAGGAATAGGGGTTACAATGGAAAAAGGAAATTCAAATAAAGCAAGGATCCTTGACAGCTCATTATATAACGCCGTCAGCGCTTCAAAATAAGGACGGGGACAAATAATTGATATCTGCATTTGTTCTCTTTGCACGAATAAGTCACCTTCGAGCATTTCAACATAACCTTCAATTTTTACGTCCCTGTTCTTATTTTTGAAAAACACTGTACATTTTGTCTTTCGTGGGAATATCTTATATAAACGCTGTCGGTTTGTTTCAATATCCCCGTTAATAACTACCGTAATAACTAAATTACGCTGATTAACACGCGCCGAATTAAAGAATGATCCGTCTATAATACCGGCTGTTGCTGTGTTTACGTTGGTTGCCGGGGGCGTCAATCCCTGTACACTTGTTATATAATAGTCCTTTGAATTATGTGTAAGTTCAAATAATTCGCCGGCTGTATTCTTTATTTTCAGTGTGAACATTGCGTATTATACCCCCTTTGCAGCGTTTATAAGGTTGCGTGTTTGTCTGTAAATGTCATATCTTGAAAGAGCCTTTGGACTGCTGTTATTCTGTGTAAAGTTGTAGTTTGTGACGGTGTCGCCGCTGTTGTTGTTATATACAACATTGCTGCTTTGCATTTCCTTTGCAAGTATTCCGGCGATTTTCTTTAAACCGTCGGTGTCACTTTCCAAAGGTACAACAGCTTCCGCGCCGGTACCTTCCAGAAGTCCAACTTGTCCTTTTTTCAGAATACCACCTTTTTCAAGTCGTGGTAAATTAACGTGTCCAATGTCGCCCAAATCAACACCGGGAATATTGTTGATTAAGTGAATAACGCCGTTTATCATGTCAATAAAGCCGTTTATCTTGTCTTCGATAAATTCAAAGACACCGTTTACAACCTTCTTAAATGCACCCGTGAACGCGTCAGCTATCTTTGTTCCGACGCTCTTAAATACACCGGTGATTTTATCCCAGATACCTTTGAAAAAGTCTGTAATACCGTTGAAAACAGCTTTGATGTTATCCCAAGCCTTTTGAAAAGCGTCTTTAAAGAACTGTCCGACGGTTGAAAAGACGTTTTTCACGCCTTCCCAGATACCGGAAAAGAAGTCTGTCACGGCTTCCCATATAAATTTGATTGTTAGCCATGCAGTTTCAAATTTTTCCTTGAACCAATCAACAACGCCGCCGAATACGTTCTTTATACCTTCCCAAATGCCGCTGAAAAAGTCCGTTACAGCTTCCCACACAAGCTTTATAACAAGCCATGCCGTTTCAAACTTTTCCTTAAACCAATCTATTACAGGTTCAAAAATGGCTTTTATGCCGTCCCAGATACCTTGAAAGAAATCAACTATTGCACCGAATACAAGCTTTATTATTGCAACAGCGGTTTCAAACTTTTCCTTGAACCAATCAACGATCGGTCCGAATATCTCTTGAATTTTATCATGTACCTTTTGGAACACTTCCACAACGGTGCTGAAAACAGCCTTGATAATTGCAACCGCTGTTCCGAATTTATCCTTGAACCAATCGGCAATTGGTGCAAATATCTTTTTAATACCGTTGAAAATAGTCTTAAAGAAGGTGGAAACAACCGCCCATACTGCTTTTATACGTTCCCATGCTTTACTAAAGATATCAACAATAAAATCAATAACGGGCTGTACAGCCTTTTTGATACCTTCCCACAAGCCTTTCCAGAACTCACGGAACTTTTCGGATTTCTTCCAAAGGACAACAAACGCTGCAACAAGTGCTGCGATTGCTGCAACAACTAAGCCTATGGGATTTGCAGCCATTGCCGCATTTAAAAGCCATGTCTTTGCAGCTGCGACAACTTCCGCCGCGCTCATTCCTGCAAGGGCTGTTGTTACGGCTGTTATTATGCCGGTGACTTTCCAAGCTGCAAAAGCTGCTGCAATGCCAACAACACCGGCTTCAATTTCCGGTAAATTGTCTTCAATCCATGCAATGCCCTTTTCAATTTGCGGTACGATCTTTTCAAAAGTGCTTGTTATTTTGCCTATTGCCTTTTCAATTTGCGGTCCGTATTTGTCAAGCAGATTTCCCACAAGTTCCGCCGCGCTTGTCTTCATATTCTGAATAGCAAGCTTTGCTTTGTCCGCGCCGTCTTGTGTTTCTTCATACGTTGCATTTACAGTTCCTTGTGAACTTTCAAGCAAGCTTACAAAGTCACTGTATTCAAAACGCCCTGTTTTTATAGCGTCTGCAAGCTCCGGACCGGCTTTTGTTCCAAATTCTTCAACAGCTTTTTGTGTTGCTGCTGTTATGTCCGGCGCTGCTGCGATTTGATCCAGAACGGTTTGAAATTCGCTTTTAGCGTCTTTGCCTTCTTTAGTCCAGTTTGCAACGGCTTTTTTCATGCCGGCAAAAGCTGTTTCCGTGTTTACGCCGGCTTTTTCCCATTGCGCAAACATTGCAATAGTTTCCTTTGTGTCGAATCCTAAAGCACGCATTGGGGCGCCGTTCTTCGTCAACCCTTCTGCAAGCTTATCAACCGAAACGCCGGAACTTTGTGCAGCGCTTGCAAGGTAATCAAGTATTTCCGCGTATTCGTCCGAGTTAATCCCGGCGTTTGCCATTGCCTTTGAAACGTCCTGTACTGCTTTTTTGGCGTCACTTCCGGTTATATCGGCAAATTTTATAAACTGCTTTGTGGTTTCTTCCAGTTTATCACCGGTAAAGTCGAAACGGGTGTTGACTTCTCCGAGCGTGTCGCCTATGTCTGCAAAGTCTCCAAGTACACTTTTTGAAACGTTGGCGTATGACTTTGTCAGATCCTTTGCAGCGTCACCGGTTGCGCCTGTTGCTTTAATGACGTTGTCCGCGCCTTCGTCGAATCCTACAAAAGCGTCCTTAACAGCCTTTCCAAGCTCTCCAAGCTTGTTTATTGCGGCTGTAATAAGGTTAGACGCTAAATTACCCAACGCAACACCAAAGGCGTTTAAACCGCCGTTTACAGTGTCTTGTGTGGACTTGTCCACATCACCAACACTTTTATCAAGCTTTCCGGAAGCGTCCGCCGCGTCGTTTTCGCCGTTTGTCAGCTGTTCAAGGGCTGTTTCATACTTTCCGACTTGTGCAGCCGCATTTTTTACGGCTGTGTCTTGATTTATGATTTTTATGTTTAAGTCTTCCGCCGCTGCTGCGTTGCGCTCTTGTGCGGCTTCTGCTTCACTTAACTGTTTGGCGTATTTTTTGGCTTCTTCTGACGCCGCGCCATACTCTTTAACAGCTTTGTTGTATTTGTCTGTAAGATCGTCAACGGCTTGTTGTCCGTCCTTTTGCGCTTTATTAAGGCGGTCAAGCTGTTCTTTCAGCAAGTCAAGCTTTTTCTTTTCCGCGTCAACAATGCTGTTTTGCTGCTTTATTTTAGCGGTCAAGCCGTCAGCGCTTTTACTCCAATCGTCCAAGCCGGCGGTTGCGTTCTTAAATTCCGCATTTGCAAGCTTTATTGATTTGTTAGCGTCCGAAATTCCTTTTTTTAGGTCTGAAATATCAACCTTGTATTTGGTTGTAAAATTCTGTTCGGGCATTTTTTCACCACCTTAATAAATCAATACCAACTATCGTCCGTCGCCGGTCTTCTTATTGTGCCGTCTTTAAGTTTTACGCCTTCTTTTTTGCTTTGGTTCTGTTGTCTATTGTTCAATCGCTTGAATATTAACAATACATCGTGGAAGCGTTGCGCCCTAACCCGGAACGGATCCAACGACGGGAACGCTTGACACATATTGTAATTCAAGTCAAATAATATTTCGTAAAGGGTGCCGGGGTTCGTTTCCCCGGAAGTTAGTTTTTTTCGCCACCAACAGCGGCGCCAAGTTCGTTTGTTGCGTATTCATAAAGCCCCTTGAATACTTCAATAAGGTTCTGTATGTGTGTTCTTCTTATTTCTTCGTCTGTAACGCCGGGGAATATATCCATTAAAAACGGTTTCAGCTGCTTTGAGCATTTAATAATTACGCTTGCAAGTTCCGCTTTGTTGCCTGTCTTCATGTTTTCAAGGTCGAGCGCGTCCAGAACGTCTTCAACTACTCCAAAAGAAAAATCAATTGTTTCGGCTTTGTATTCCTTTTCAACTTCTTTTCCGTTGTAAATTTTTAATGTAATTTCCATAATAATTAAATCTCCTTTACTTTTTTAAAGTTTGGGGCGACTATTGCCGCCCCTAATAATATTAACCGGCGCTTACTGTAACTGCACAACTTGCAGAGAACAAACCGGCTGTTGCTGTAATAACAGCTGTTCCGGTTGCAACGCCTGTAACAACGCCGCCGCTTGTTACTGTTGCAACGCGTGGATTGCTTGAAACGAATGTAACAGGCTTTCCAGAAGGTGTTGTTGTAGGTGTAATTGTTGCTGTATCGCCAATTGTAACGCTTGCTGTTGTAGGTGAAACGCTAAGAGCTGTAACACTGTCAATTGCAAGTGCTGCGATTGTATCCGGTGTCTGTACAGTGCTAAAGAAGGTTGAAAGATCGCACTTACCGTCCCTTTCGTCGATAACAACGCCGCCGGCTCTTGCCTTAACGTTTGTTCCGCCGCCGTTTGTGAACTCATAAGCGGTCTTTATGCCTGTATATGTAAGCTGCTGATTATTTGTTCCGGTTCCGTTATCCTCTGTTGCGCTTGTTTCGTCCGGAATAGCGAATGAACCCTTTAAGCGCCATACATAACGATAAGTTCCGTCTGTAAGTTTCAGACGATAACCAAGCGCAAAATACTTTTCAACCGGCGGACAATCAATAAATGCGCCTGTTGCTGAATCAACAACTTTTCCGGTGATTGTTGCAAGCTTACCAAGTGGAAGCGCCGGAACTGTAAGTGTAATTGTGTCCGAGCCTTCCGCCTGTATAACAATCATTCCTGTATTGTCGTAATAATGTGTTTCGCTGCTGCTTTCAACAGTCTTTGAAACTTCCGCAACGGGTGCAAGCACTTCAACCGCGCCTGTTGTATAACCTGTTGTGTCGTCGCCTGTGATTGCTGCAATTACAAGATTGTCACAACCACGAAATTCAACGGTTTTTCCCATTGTTCAATCCTCGCTTTCTTCATTGTTATAGTTTTCAAATTTATATGTTGTGAAAAATGCACCTGTGTGTGTTGGGCGGTCTACATCTATGTCGTTAGCCTTTCCCTGTAAAATCCACCCGTTTTGTTTAAGGAGCTTCCGCGCCTTTTCCGGTTCTGTTTCTACAAGTAAAGGGTTTGTTGAATAGAAATAAACCCAAAAGCCCCAAACTGCACGCCCTGCATTATCATCATAAAAAGCGGCTTCCGGTGTTTCAAAATTCCAGAAGGTGAAAAAACTGTCCGGGTAACCTTCGTTTGCGTTAAGCGAACCCTGTAAAAATACGGGATATGTCAATGTTTGCAATAGTGCTATTAAATCACTTTTAACGCCCATTTTGCACCACCCTTTCAAGCACCTTTTCAAATGCTTCTTCTTGAATTTTTGAAATTTCTTTGCGCGTTTGCGCTCCGTATACCGCGTCGTATAATTTTCGGTCCGGTGTTATATGCGGCTGCCCGTGTAACTTCGTTCCGTACATAAGAAATATTGACGGAAGTCCGCCGCCGCCTATATCAAAACCAACGCCAACGCTTGCTGTGTCGCCGGTCCATTCCACCGGACTATTACTAACTATTGATTTTTTCGTTTTTCCCGTCAGTGTATGCGGTTCAATAGCCGCTTCAACCTGTTCTGCAATAACCTGTTGTGACGCCTTTAAGGCGCTTTCAACGGCTCTTTGTGTCGCATTACCGCCGATTTCATCGAGCTGCTTTTTTAAGACGTTGAACCCGTCAAAATCAATAGATATTTTATTCTTTGCCATTTAAAGCCCACCTTTTACGCGTTCAACTTTAAATTCTAAGTATCGGTTGTTTAAATCGCAGTTTTCCGGCTCTGTGATTATTTCGTATACTTTCCCGTCTTCACGCAGTAAGCGGCAATTAATAGCAATATCACCCCTGTAACGCGTTGTTATGTCCGCCGTGTCAAGAACGGCATATAAACCGTTTACG